CTGGTGGTATGCCCTGCCACCGTGTCGTTGGTGGTCTTCAGTTGATCAGCAGTGACTGCTCGACCTGCTGTCCCTGCCGTGATTGCCGCTCCATCGGCCAGACGAACAACACCCTTGACGGCAGTGGTCGCATCCACCACCTGACCCTGAAGGGTCGTGATTTGACCCTGGATCGTCGTGATGTTGGTGGTGTTGCTATTAATGCTGGTGGTGTGACCAGCTACCACGTCGTTGGTGGTCTTTAACTGGTCAGCGGTAACAGCACGGCCTGTTGTGCCTGCCGTAACCGCAGCCGCATCCGCCAGGCGGACGACGCCTTTCGCCGCAGTAGTCGCATCCACCACTTGACCTTGCAAGGTCGTGATTTGACCTTGGATCGTGGTGATGTTAGTAGTGTTGCCAGCAATGCTAGTAGTGTGACCAGCTACTACATCGTTCGTAGTCTTCAGCTGGTCTGCGGTAACAGCACGACCTGCAGTGCCTGCCGTGACAGCAGCTCCATCAGCTAATTGAACGATCCCCTTTGCGGTCGTAGTCGCGTCGGCGACTTTGCCGTTGATCGTTGTGACCTGGCCCTGAATGGTCGTGATGCTAGTCGTGTGCCCAGACACGACATCGTTTGTTGCCTTCAGCTGGTCTGCGGTGACAACCAGCCCCGCAGTGCCTGCGGCAAGTGCGGCGGTATTGGCAAGCTGAACAACTCCCTTGCTGTTGACAGTGCCGTCGTCAACAGAAACGCTTCGAGTGTCACCTGTGCCCGCAACAATGACAGGAGCGGTGCCATTGATCGTGACGATGCCTCCGGCTGTGCCGCCGCCGACAGTGCCGTCTACCGCTAGCTTGCCGTCTAGGTCAACAGTTAAGCCAGCACCAACCTTGATAGCGCCAACCTGAGACGTTGTAGCCAGCGGCAAATCAGCACTAGTCAACGCACGCCCTGCCGTAACACGTCCGTATGCGTTGTATGTCACGACCGGACTTGTCCCTGGTGTCACCGTCGTAGACAGCGACACAGCACCAGTCCCATTAACTGCTAATCCGCTAGCGACGTCGATACTAACTGCGCCTAAGCTGACGGATGTCGCTTTAGGTAGATCTGCTGCTACCAGCGGACGAAATGACGGAGCTGCAATGCCGCCTGTTGACGGTCCGGCCAATACGACATTGGCGACTTGATTGCCTAACTTGCCTGGGCTGATTGGCCCCGTGATCTTTGCGTCGGTAACAGCGCCGTTTTCGATCTTGGATGTCGTAACGGCTTCATCCGCCAACTTGACTGTCGTGATGCTGCCATTTGGCACCGTAAGAGATGCCCCGTCAATCTTGGAAAACGGAATGGACGCATTGGGCAACAGCCTGACGTTAGCCTTGGCAAAGGCTTCTGCCTTGATTTTCTTGGTCTCGCTGGCGCTTTCGTCAACAATCGCAATTTCGTCGTCTGCGGCGACAGCTGTCCCGTCAAGCAGGGGCAGCTCACTGATCTTTAGATCTGCCACGCTACAAACCGTGTCGCAACTATCCCTGCAGTCTACGCACCGTCAAAACGCCTCGGTCAGCATCGCCGAGATCCCGTTTTCATTCAAGATCAGGTCGCCACTCTCCTGCAGGATTCTTGCAATGGCCGGCAGCTCATGGCGAAGATAAACAGGGCCTGTTGTGACAAAGTTGATCTTGCTCTTTACGGGCTCCGTTGGGGAGAACTCCAGCGCAGCATTTGTGACGACTGCGGTTATTTCGTAGAACAACGCAGCGCGAGCATCGGCTCCTTCTAGCGTCTTGTCAAGAGGCCCACTGCCGTCGCCTTTGATGATGAGATGAGCCTTGAACTCACTGCCTAGCTGTTGGCGGAGAATCAGCTGATGCAAGTAGTGGGCAGTCTCTTCGTCTTTGCTAATTCCTCCGCATGAAACATGGGTCCAGTCCCAAAAGCATTCCATGTCTCCGCTTCCGCTAATCAGCCCGCTCCATCGCTGCTCGAATGCGTCGCCCAATGCGCTTACGTTAACCGCCTGGCGCGCAGTAGAAAACGTATACTCCGTGATCTGTCCGACGCAGTGATACGTTTCCGCCGCAAGCTCAATACTGAGCCAGTAGCTGCTGCTTGGCACACGCAACGGCACAGCGTTAGATGTTCGTCCAGCTAGCGCATCACTCCAAGAGCTATACAGCTTGATGCCCCCAACGGGATCAACGTTTACATACCATGACCCGTCTGCCTTTTGCGTTTGATCTTTCCAGCCGCTGCTATCCACGAAATCAAGCAATGCCAACGACAAGCTGCCATCAGCGTTGACGCGGCGAATAGTCAGCTTGTCGCCCGTAATGAAAATGCCAGAAGGGAAGTCAAAGCTGAACCGCCGATCAGCAACATTGACGTCTGACGGGCTTACCTGCGCCCGAAAATCATTTCCTGCCGTGCGCAGCAATTGAATGCAGCCAGACGAACCAAGATAAATTGCCATTGCTAAGCCACCAAACTGGAATCAACAAGCTGACCTGTCATCACAAAGTCAACCGACGCAGACAGGACATCTCCAGCGCTAGCGCCGATGTCGACGCTTGTGATTACTGCGTCAAACTCCAGCGCGCGTTTTCCCACTCCTAGCTTGAGACGGCAAGTCTGACCGTTGACTGCATTCTTGGTCAGGGCTGCGGCGTTCAAGATACCAGCTTTGTCTTCGTAGCAGTAAACGCTGCAACTGCCCGAGCCGCTTTGCAGCCCGTAGCGATAGGTTGCAGCCAGGTCTCCAAGCGTTGTCGTTGCCAGCGGCCCTGAATCAAAGCCGAACCGCCATTCGTTTACGCGAGCTACAACTGCTCCGTTGACGGATAGGCTGCCATTGATCCCGCTTTGGTAACCGCTCATTGTCCTACCGCCACTAGCTTGACTACAACGCTAACGACGTTGGGCATTTGATATGTCACGGCTGGCACCTCCTGATAGCGCCACTTGAACGCTGATGGCTTGATATGCCCGAAGCTAGCCATTCCCGCGAATGTTTCTGCAGGCAGATCAAACACTTCGTACATGCCATTTGCTGCCGCAAAATGGTCTGTGACTTGCTGCGCGTCCGCTTCGGTGCGATTCTCAAACGAAAGTTGCAAGCTGCTGCCTACTGCCGCCGTTCCTAGCAGTACTCGGGATTCTGCCCCGCTCAGGCTGCTAAACGTTGCCACAGGTGGACTGCCGGGCGTCCATGACCTGGCAGATGGCTTCAGCGACGGGAAGGCAGCAACCGCCATCAGGACACCGTAAACGCAGCGTTTAGCACATCGTAGGCAACCTGACTTGCTCCTGTTCCTGTGACGGGCAAATAATCAGCCTCGATCGTTGTCGTGCCGTCTGGATTTTCAAGGATTGATGTGACTTGATAAAGCGCATCAATGCTGACAGGGACGCCTTCTGCCGACCATGACAGCATGACGCGGATTGGGTCGCCAGGCGATAGCTGGACGGTCAATTCCGTTGTGTCGAAACTGACGACATGATTGACATGCTTGCGATACGCAAGGATGTATTTGCCAGCCAGCGTCGCATGAGCCGCTGACATGCAGAACAGGCTCATGTCGTACTCTTCAAACGGCCCAGCAAGCGCCGCGTTCACATACTGAACGGTTACAGCCTTCTCCTCGTTGTAGGTAGTAGGAGTCTGCAAGCGCCATTTCATGGTTGCGATAAACGGACGCAAACGGTCCGTGGCAACATGCGTTTTGCTGAAAGAGCCGATCACGATATTGTCGCCATTAAACGTGAGCAGCGGCGCCACTGCATTAGTGCTGATTGTGCCGTTGGCGTTTGTCGGCAGCAACGGGCGCAGCCCAAACTTGCCGTCTCTCTGCGTTAGCTGGCACAGAAAGTAGAGCGCTGTATCGGTTAAAAACTGACGCAGGTTGACGCCAATCACCAGAGCGCCATTGAACCGCAAATCGTAAGCGTTCGTAAACGTACGCGCAGTCAAAAGTGAAGCCGTGTCAATCAGCTGTGACGAAACCCCTGCCACGCTTGACAGCATGTAGTTGACGATATCTGCGAAGTTGTCGCTACTCTCCGTTGCGTTGGTTGCCAGGTTCTTGACCGCCACTCCGTTGCGTAAAAAGGCTTGGATTTGGTAGTCAAATGCCCCCCATGGCGCACCGGTCTGCATCGAACC